GACGGTTAAGCCATTGATTGTTGCAGAACTTGTATTGTTAACAAAACCAGTTTTGAACGTAGCTCGAGAATCATTATTAGTTGTTGTTATACGAACACTATCCTCAACTTTGATCCATCTATTGCCATCATATCTAAATAGTCTGTTTGGTAGGTAATCTGTTCTTAAGAAATAATCACCAGCATTAATGTTAAGACTTGGAAATGATGTACCAAAGCCAGCAGGATGACCATTCGGCGCAACACCATCGCCATCCAGATAAAATCCATAATGTGATGATGCAGGAGTATCAATAGTGGCGTTTACAGTAGCATCTGAACTTACTCTTTCTGTAGAATTAACATTGTCAGTTCTTATGTTTCCTCTTTCATCAATTGGTGCTACGTAATATTGTTTGTAATTAAAGCCTGCTTTAGGTGAATCTTCTTCAGCTTGAGCTACAATCTGATCATTTATTTCTTTTTCCTTGTTAAATGTTGACATGTAACTTGCTAAAGATCCAGTAGTAGTAGCGTCGCCTATTATATCTCTGTATTCTTGTGAATCTACTAACGACTTCAGCTTTAACCTCAATAGGTGAGGCCAATAAGTTTGTGAAAATCCTTCTGCCGCTCTGTTAACATCTTCAATCACATAATATCTTTTCAATGCTATTGGAATATTTTCGTCCAAACTAAAGTCATCCTTAAGATGAGGGAATTCAATTACATCTCCACTTATTGGTTTTCGTCCAAGTCTTTCAACTGTATCGTTTAGATGCACTGTACAAAACAGTGTATCATTTTGTAAAAACATTCCAAATTGAGATAGATTAAAATCAATATCTTGCACATTGTAGATACCTCTGATTTTATAGATATCTGCGTCGTATTTTCTATCTCTGTTTTCTAAAAATAACAAATCTTGTATAGTTGTTTCATTCAAATCTTGTCCTGTGACTCTCGGTTGGCTAGGAGATGCTGGGCCATCCTTGTTTGTATCACCTTGATCGTGAGGTCCTACATATTTGTGAAAGTGTAAATCTGTACCACCAACTGTAAACATTTCTTTAATATTGCGATCAAAGAATTTGTAGTCGGCGCCTTTTTCTGGCTTAAAAATGGATAATCTAGGCATATCATACATATTTATAGTATAGGCAAAGGCAATAAATATCAGTATGTCAGAACTTCAAACAGGACAACAAGAAATATTTGATTATGTAAAAAATAATCTCGGGGAGGGTATGATTGACGTAGAATTAGACCCTAAACACTATCAAACGGCGCTTACAAGGGCAATTGATAGATATAGACAAAGAAGCAGTAATGCAGTTGAAGAATCATATGCTTTTTTAGATCTTAAAAAAGATACCAACACATATATCTTGCCTGATGAAGTAATTAATGTTAGAAAATTATTTAGAAGAACAGTAGGATCGCGTACTGAAGGTGGCGAAGGTGGAACATTATTTGAACCATTCAATTTGGCCTATACAAACACATATCTTTTAAGAGCAGGAGCCACTGGCGGACTAGCAACATATTTTGCTTTTGCATCTTATCAAGAATTGATAGGAAAATTGTTTGGTTCATTTATTCAATTTCATTATGATGTTGCAACTAAAAAATTAACAATAACACAAAAACCAAGAGCAGACAATGAGACAGTATTGATGCACACAGATAACTTTAGACCAGATATAACCTTGTTTAAGGATGTGTATGCAAAACCTTGGATTAGAGATTACACTTTAGCAGTTTCAAAAATTATGTTAGGTGAGGCTAGAGGCAAGTTTAATACTATAGCAGGGCCACAAGGTGGTACTACATTGAACGGTGCTGAATTAAAGCAGCAAGGTTTAGCTGAGATGGAAAGATTGGACAGCGAGATTGGAAATTATGCTGAAGGCGGCACTCCACATAGTTTTGTTATTGGTTAATTCATTATAAAATCATTTTAAATAAAAACGGCATGTTAGAACAAAACCGGTATAAGACCTATGCAGATCTTACCTTAGAAGAACTTGAACAAGTTGTTGAAGATTTAGAAAATGTAAGTATTCATGCTTTCAAAGAAAACAAAAAAGACCTGAGACAAATAATTTTACAATCTGTGAAAGAAGCTAAAAAAGAGATAGAAAAGCGTCTTAGAAATAATTAACATACATGAAAAAATTAAGCTTATATAAACTTAGAACACGTGCCCCTAAAATTCCAGAATACAGTTGCCCTGTAATTGATGAAATTATTGCAGACCTTTCAACAGATCCAAACATGACTGCAAAAAAGTTTACGAATGTAAAAAGAAAATTGAATAGGCTTAGGAAGCAAAACACACAGTTAAGATCAAGTGGTGTGTACTGGTATGAAATTGTAAAAAAAATACTTGAAAAAACTGTCAAAAAAAAGTATAATCAATAGATGCTTATAGGAATTGTTGGACTAATAGGTTCTGGTAAAGATACAGTTGCAGAAAGACTTGTAGAAAAACACGGCTACATTAAAGATAGTTTTGCTAAAAGTTTAAAAGATGCAGTTGCCGCAATGTTTAATTGGGATAGAGACATGTTGGAAGGTGATACTGTGTCTAGCAGACATTGGCGTGAACAAGCAGATCCTTTTTGGAGTCAAAGATTAGGCAAAAGTGTTACACCAAGATGGGTATTACAACACTTTGGCACAGAGGTTATGCGAGGACATATGTATGACGGCATATGGCTTGATAGCTGTATGGGTAGATACAAAGGACAAAACACTGTAATCTCAGATACTAGGTTCCTAAATGAAATAAAAACAATCAAAGAAAATGGTGGCATTATTGTATGTGTCAAACGTGGTGAACTGCCAACAAAAAAAGCAATGCAGGAAAAAGGTGCACATCAATCAGAATGGGATTGGTTAGAGCAGGATTATGACATTACTATAGACAACAATGGCACACTAGAAGATTTATATAATAAGATTGATGATCTAATCGTCAGCAACAAGATCGCCCACACGCCATCCAAGCTTTCGCACACCGCCGAGTCTTTGACAGTTGGCGCAAACCGTTTTCAAATTTGATTCTTTCACATTTCTAAGATTACCATCAACAAAATACACGTCTAGTTGTATTTTATCTTGTGCTTTGAATCCGCACAATTCACACATTTTGCGTTTGCGATATCCTGAACGTTCTAGTCTAGTAACTCCACCCACATTTTTTTTTGCTTTGATCCTATTGCACCTATCACAAAGACTACGCCAGTATATTTTTGACTCTTTTTTATATGCATAGGCTCTTGGCCTAGCCTTACAGCTTTTACACAAAGGTCTTGCAATTTTGTTCATATAAGCTATTTACGTTACCTATATAGGGACCTAAGAATGTGATCAATTTACCATTAAAACGTCATTAATCACTAAATACAAAGGTATACGTAAATTTTTGCAAGGAGAATACGGACAATGGCATTAACATCACCAGGAGTAGAGGTAAGTGTAATAAATGAAAGTTTTTACGTACCATCAGATGCGGGTACAACACCTCTTTTTATAGTAGCATCAGGACAAGATAAAGATAACGGAGCAGGTGACGGCACAGCAGCAGGAACACAAACTGCAAATGCTAACACAGTTTACCTTATTTCATCACAAAGAGAATTAACAGAGACTTTTGGAGATCCAAAATTCTACACAGATGCTTCAGGCAATTCATTAAATGGTTATGAACTAAATGAATATGGCTTACAAGCAGCTTACAGTTTCTTAGGACTTGCTAACAGAGCTTATGTCTTAAGAGCTAATGTAAATTTAACAGATTTAGTTGGAAGTGCAAATCCTCCAACTGCACGTCCAAACGATGGCACATATTGGTTTGACCTTGCATCAAGCGTATATGGTATCTTCGAGTGGTCACAAACTGATCAAAAATTTACAGCAAAAACACCAATTTTAATTACGTCGGTTACTGACCTGGTAGGTAACGCAACAACAGGTGCACCAAAAACATCAATTGGTTCACAAGGTGACTATGCAATAAACACAACACACGTTACTAACAAAATATATTTCAAAAACGATAGCAACGAGTGGGCAAATTTAGGAACTGCGGCATGGCATAATTCACATCCGGTTGTCACTGTTGCATCAGGAACAACAGTAACAAATGGTCACACAATGGTCATTAACGGTACAACTGTAACCACAGGTGGTACTGCATTATCAAATGTTGCTACAGCAATTAACACTGCTAACTCACCAGGAGTTACAGCAGCAGTAGATTCAGTCACAGGAAATTTAGAAATATTCCACAATGGTCTAAGAACAGGAGACTCAACAGCTGGAAATAACACTATAAGATTTGACGAAGGAACAGGATTACTTGCTTCATTAGGAATATCTTCAGGTGTCAAAAACGGTGCTAAATTTTTACAAGCAAAACACACAAGTGCACCAACTTGGAAAACAGCAGACGAAAACAGACCAACAGGTTCAGTTTGGTTCAAAACTACTTCAGCAAATTCAGGAGCAAGCATTGTAGCAAAACTATACAGCACAGCAGCTGGTAGTTTCTCAACAGTGGCAGCACCATTATTTGCAACAAATCATTCTGCAATATTCAATCTTGATCCATCAAACGGTGGAACAAGTATTGCAGCTGGTACTTTGTACACACAATTTAACGTTACAGAAAATAACGCTACAGTTGACGCGGCTGACACAACAGTTAACCAAGGTGACTTCCAATTGTTTAGATACGAAGGTGGCGAAACTATAATCACATCTAAAACTACACAACCAAGTTTTACAGCAAATGAAACATTTACTGTTCAAGAATCGTTGAAAAATACTGAAGCATTAGACACTGCAAAAACAGTGACTATGATATCAGGTGATGGTTCTACTTTAGGTGATGCAGAAGACTTTGTAACTGCATTTGGAAATGCAGGCTTTACAAACCTAGAAGCATCCGTTTTAACAAGCGGAGAGTTTAAAGGCGCAATATCAATCAAACACAAACTAGGTGGTGAATTTAGAATGAATGACCTAAGTGGTACACCGTTGGCTGATGCAGGCTTTAGTACATCAACAGCACACGCATATGGTACATTCACGGCAAATTCAACAACTTTAATTGATAACTTATACATTGTTCCTTCTGGAGATTCAGAAGATTCAACTACTGGAAATGAAATAATGGCAAGTAACTTTAAAAGATTAAGTTACACAGCATCAACAAGTGCACCAACCAATGAACCAGCAGACGGCACATTATGGTTTGATACTTCAATAGACGAAGCAGACATAATGGTACACAACGGAACAACATTTGTTGGATATAAAACATACTATTCAGCTACAGATCCAAATGGTCCACAGTTTAGTGCAACTGCACCAACTACACAGTCAGATGGCACACCTTTGGTGAACAATGACTTATGGATTGACACAAGTGATCTTGAAAACTATCCAAAACTATACAGATATAATACTGCGGCAACTTTAAGTTCAACAAATACATCAAATCAAGTAGCAGTTACAACAACTGGCGCGGCATTTGAATTAGTTGACAAAGCAGATCAAACTACTGAAGATGGTGTAGTTTTTGCAGACGCAAGATTACACACAACAGCAGAAAAATCAGCACAAGGAAACACAGGAGCAGGAGCATTCAGTACAATTAAAGATTTATTGACAGACGGCTTCTTAGATCCAGATGCCCCAGATCCAGCAAACTTCCCACAAGGTATTTTGTTGTACAACACTAGACGTTCTGGATACAATGTAAAAGAATATAAAAACGATTACATCAACACTACAAAATATCCAGGCTCAGGTTCAAGTGGATTAGGAAACGTTAGAGCAAGTAATGAAAGTGTTGTAGGATATTATCCTGATAGATGGGTAACAAAATCTGGTAACAACGCAGATGGTTCAGGTACTTTTGGAAGAAAAGCACAAAGAAAAGTGGTTGTGCAACAACTAAAATCAGAAATTGATACTAACCAAGCTATCAGAGAAGATCAAAGAGCTTACAATGTACTAGCTACTCCAGGTTATCCTGAACTGATTCAAAACATGATTAACTTGAACACAGACAGAAACAACACATCTTTCATAATTGGAGATACGCCATTTAGACTTGAAGGAACAGCTACAGCAATTCAAAATTATGCTAACAACACAGCTAGTTCAACCGACAATGACGAAAACGGTCTAGTATCATCAAGTGATTTATTAGGAATGTTTTATCCTTCAGGACAAACAACAGACAATACTGGAAACACAATTGTTGTTCCGCCAAGTCACATGATGATAAGAACATTTGCTAATAATGACGAACTAGCATTTCCATGGTTTGCACCAGCTGGTACAAGACGTGGTGTTGTTGACAATGCCACAGCGGTTGGGTTCATCAATAGCGAAGGTGAGTTCGAAACAATCAGTGTAACAGAATCAATACGTGATACAATGCATACTGTACAAATAAATCCAATTACTTTCTTTGCAGGAGCAGGAATAGTAAACTTTGGTAACTTAACAAAGACATCAGCAACGTCAGCACTAGATAGAATAAACGTTTCAAGATTAACTGTCTTTTTAAGAAGTCAACTAGATGCAATTGCGAAACCATTTATTTTTGAACCAAATGATGAGCTTACAAGAAATGAAATTAAAGGTGCAATTGACTCATTCTTGTTAGAACTTGTTGGACAAAGAGCGTTAAATGACTTCTTGGTAGTTTGTGATGATACAAACAACACATCTACAAGAATTGACAGAAATGAACTGTATGTAGATATAGCGATTGAACCTGTAAAATCAGTAGAATTTATCTTCATACCGTTAAGAATTAAAAACACAGGAGAAATTGCAAAATTAGGGAACTAATTTTCGATAAATAGGAGAAACAGATGGCAATATCAACATTATCAAAATTTACAGTACCTTTAGCAAACGATCAAAGTTCAGCATCACAAGGCCTATTGATGCCAAAACTACAGTATCGTTTTAGAGCAATACTGGAGAATTTTGGAGTATCAACACCAAGATCAGAACTTACAAAACAGGTTATGGACATAACAAGACCGCAACTATCTTTTGATCAAGTAACACTAGATGTTTACAACTCAAGAGTATACATTGCAGGTAAACATACTTGGGAAGCAATTACAATTAATTTAAGAGATGATGTAAACAACTCAGTCACTAAATTAGTTGGTGAACAGATACAGAAACAATTTGATTTCTTTGAACAAAGTTCAGCGGCATCTGGTATAGATTACAAATTCACAGGCAGAATTGAAATGCTAGATGGTGGTAACGGCTCAAGTACACCAACAGTACTAGAAACATTTGAATTGTATGGTGCATACATAGAAAACGTAAACTACAATACGCTAGCATACAACACATCAGAACCAGCAACAATCACGTTGACAGTGAGATACGACAACGCAGTGCAGACACCACAAGGCACAGGACTAGGCACAGCAGTGGCTAGAACAATTGGTACTCTAAGTACAGGTGGTGGTCAATAATATACATTCGTTGCATTTATAATACAGGGAAAGCGTCTTTAACGGCGCTTTTTTTGTGGCTATAAATAACAGTATGCCAAGTATAAACAATTTCTTAAAAGGGTTTCAAAATAACCTACCAGGTCTAAAAGATTATAGACATGCTACAAGGCTGTTTCTAGACGATAATTTTAAATTAGCACCTAAACAAAAATTTTTATTTCATGTAGTTTTCTCATTAAATGAAGGCCTTATGGAAAAAGGATTTAGTCAGGCAGAAAAATATCAACTTAACACTTTGGTAAAATCTTGTGATCTGCCAAGGTATGGCTTTAACCTAGAAGAAAAAATTCAATACAATAAAAAAATGTATGCAGCAACAAGAATACAATACGAACCTGTGAACATTACTTTTCATGATGATAATGCAGATATTGTAAATGCATTCTGGAAAAAATATTACGAATACAATATAGCAGATTCAAATTTAATTACAAGTGATGAAGGCGTAAAAAGTAAATTAGAAAAAGATTCACAGTATAATGCTATTGATAATGAACGTAGACAAAATACAAAATTTGGTTTGGATACGCCTAAAAAAAGGGGCGTTCCATATCTAGAAATGATAGAAATATTTGTATTACGTAAAAAAGAATTTACATCAATGACTTTAATTAATCCAACTATTGGATCATTCAGCCATGACAATGTTGACCATGCCGACGGCACAGGTATTATGTCAAACACAATGCAAATATTCTATGAAACTGTTTTGTATAAATCAGGCACGATTGACGTGGTTAAAGATAGAGGTTTTGCAAAAGTGAATTACGATAATGAACCTTCACCGTTGTCGGTGTTTGGACGTGGATCAAATACAATTTTTGGCCCAGGAGGTATTGTTGGTGGTATTTCTTCTGCTATTACAGAGGCACGGAAAGGAAACTTTTTGGGAGCCTTAATCGGGGCTTCAAATACCTATAATAATTTGAAAAAAGTAAAAAAACAAAATGTAAAAGACGAACTAAAAGGCCTTACTAAAAAAGGAATACAAAATATTAAAACAGATAGACCAGTTGAATTAGGACTAATACAAGCTTTTGCATTAGGAAAAGCTGGTAAAGAATTAAACAGGGCACAGCCAAAAGGTACAGTAGATAACAATACTGGCCAATTACAGACACAACTTAACAATATTCCTTTAGATCCAGCAATATATTTGACTGCAGACGAAACTTACAACTTGGTGAACACAAACGAAACAATCCGTGATCAAGTTGCCGCTGGAATATACTATAAGGACATTGGATCACGTAAAGGATTGACTGTAGCAGAAAGTGACGTAGAATACACAGGATCATCTGATGCTATTAAAACAGTGTATCGAAGTAAAACAATTACAAACGTCAGAAAACTTGTGACAGAAGGTTATATAAGAATTTTTAGAGATTCACAAGATGTAAACATCACAGTAGAAAAGGCAAACCTATAATGGCAGGACAATACAGCGGAGGTTCAGCAGGTGGCGGCACAGAGTTTTATACGAACTTACCACCAAAAGATCAAGACGCACTTGAAAAAACAATTACTGAACTTACAACAACATCAT